GGCGACGACTTTATATAAGACGCCGGTTAAATCCTATACTGATTTGTAAAAACAATGTCGTCATCTTCTCTCAGTAATTGTGACCACTTTGGATTATTAAGAAATATAGTGGTATCGCCTTTCTCCCCAAGTACTACAAATCCATAATTCTTCAATTTCTGAATTGTCTGCGAAGACGATGCTTCTATGTAATTACAGTTCATTGGAATCAGTCCTTTACAAAAAAAATAAGAGCTTGCGCTCCGTCAGTTAATCCTATCTACCTTTTCTCTGGATTTCTCACCATCCTCAGAGATTTCATCGTCATCAAGTGTTGGTCTGCCACCAGTATCGTTCCCACTAGAAGTATAACTGGACTGAAGTGGACTATTAAACTTCTCGCTAAGCTTAAGAATATCCTCCTCAAGGTGGTTCAGCGATAATGTCTCAAGTGGGTCAATGCCACTAAGCGACATAATGGCAAGTTTAGTCGGCAGTGAATACTGCGCGTCTTCAAGGATTTCTTTTCTATACTCATCCTTTGTCAGTCTACCAACATGGAAAAACTTTACGGTTGAAGGATTCTTTACCACATACGGTAAGATCCTATTAAACCAACCTTGTATAGCGGGGAGGATTGTAAATGCAAAATCCTCATCAACGTGTAATGCACTGTGATGTGCAGTAGTCCCTGTCACCTCGGCTGCGTTTAATACCTGGGCGCCACCTGCGATGTTATAGATACTCTTGGTGGCCTTAATTGTTTTACTTGTTTCATTCGCATGATCATTGTCTGAAAAATCGATTACACCCAGATCACTACTGCCAGGTATAATTGCGCCAGATGCCCAGTCGGGTAAAAGGTTATCATCAAGCATGCGGTTGAAATATTCAATTGCCACACTTGGTGAAATCTCAAACTCGTCAGGCATCTTTGCACCAGTGATGGTCTTCAGCTTTAGGTATATAAGCTTATAAACTTCGATTGAATCAGCCACTGCCGCATTGTCAAATACGTCATTTAGATTTAGAAGTTCGCCGAGAATACCTGAAAATGGTGGGACTATACTCTCGATGTCGTACCCTCTAAACTTTATGCAGCAACTATATTCTGGTGGCATGAGCTGGTATTTATCAGCATTGTTACTTGCCTCGTAAGCCGCATACATACTGGTGAATGGTTCACCCCATGCTTCAAGCAGCCACTTGTTTGTCCCTCTAAAATAGGACATATCCATTGCGAAGACAAAGTCGCCAGACGGATACTGCCCCCATAGTTTACAATATGCGGGAGGAAGGGGTAGGAGATATAAGCCGCTCTCGTCATAGTATGCACAATTGTAACTAACGTCCTGTAACAGACATGTTACCGCCAACTTGAAGAATTCGTAATTGATATTCCAATAACCTAACATTTTCACCGTGTCAGAGAACGACTTCTTAATTGAATCATCTGTCTGCGGCGAGACAAGATCATATTTTGGAACAACAGTTCTCGCATCCAGAAAGAACAGAGAGGCATAGTATAGAACTATTCTCTGATATACTTGACTTCTGATAAAAATATACTGTGAAGCATTAATTAGCCGTTGCTCATTCTGGATAGGATCCTTAAGATATGTAACGATTGTATCTTTTGTGAGGGATTCAATTCTCTTACGAGAACTCTTTGTTATATCCCTCAGCTGTTTCAGCGGATCAAGTGCAGCGGCATAATTCTTTAACGCCTTGTCATGATCCTTTATCCACTGCTGCATCTCAGCGGCAGTCATCTTTGGCGCAATAGCACCGGTCTTTTCTTGTGCCATTCATGCACCTCCGTTAAATAATTTTTCCACCATATGATCCACGGCGGATAGTAAGTTGTTTAGCTAAAGACTTTGGGTCTTGTTTCGGTTTCTTGTTGAGAAGAAGTTTGCGACGTTCTTGTGCGAGACCATAGGCAAGCATGGCGAGTACATAACTACGATCATCGTGTAAAATCCTTGCCTTTTCTGGAGTTAAGTCGAATGAATCTCGTCCAGACTCTCGTTTCTTACGAACGATATTCACGACCTCCTCCTTCATCGCGTCTATATTTGCAAGAGCCAGCTCTTCTTGCCATGTAAGCTTCTGCACTTTGGTATTAACGGATTGAACCTTGTCAAGTTCTTCAGCAAGCTGTTCATCAAACTCTTTTTGATTTAATTTTTTCTTTTGAAGTTTTTCAGTTATCCTAATCCGTTCTTTCTCCAACGTCTCTTCGTCTATATCAAATAATGTTAGATACCCCTTGTTGTCATAAGCAGAAGTGAATGAAATCTTATCCTGATTCATCATTTCAATAAGTGACTCATAAATGATTGACTTATACTGCGTTGGTGAAAGAAGCCTAATCTTATCAACAGCATTAGGAAACCTTGAGACATATTCAGAGGAGTATTCTTTGTCAATTAACCCCCTGTGTATAATCCCGTCGGCAGTCTCCCAATCCTGCATTAAAAAGTCTGCGATATTTACACCGCCGCCACCAGACCCGGCGTCTATATAAATGTTAAGAATATTTCCATAAGCATCAACCCCAGCATTGTAATCTAGTACCATTTGTTTTAGATACCTGATCTGATCCGGTGTTTGCATTGGTGTCTTAAGCTTTTTGCCAACGTCCATTAGATTGATACAATTAACAATCCTTCCCCGAAGATCGATAGAACCGTCAACAAGCTTCGTTTCATACAATTCCATAACACCAATGACTGAGTTGTCCATGCTTCTTGCGGGGTCATATGCTAAAATGAATCTCTTATCACCTGTATCATTAAATAATAACGGCACCCTAGTTTCTTCATTTCTGGTAATAACACCACGCTTAATAATGGCGTCAGCTCCGGCGTCTTCAGAGAACTCGCAGTAGTACTCGCGCCTACATTTCAGTGGGTTAGTTCGCATTGAGGCATCAATCATATCCCTTGTCAGCGCAGATACAGTCGGAATATTATGAATCGTTGGTCTCATTGCCAATTCACAATCAATGTTTGCCACAAAATAATCCGGATCACCCGCAATCATCATCTTGCTGTAATCCCTGTAGATCTTATAAAACTCAGTATCTACACTGGAAGCAGAAGAGATATATATCAGCTGTTTAGGCGGTGGCTCCGGCATTGCTCTGACTCTTACAATATCGATGCTATTACCATTTTCGTCGAAGCCCGTTACAAACGAATTATCAACGGCGCAGAAAGCTTTGTAGACTTCTATAAGGTTGCTGTCTAAGAAACCGCACTCATCAAAAACAACACAGTCACTTCTGAAACCTCTCCCGCGGTCTACATTACTGGAAAGAGTACGGGTAAATGAATCATTATAAACCTTATACATAAAACCGGAAGGATTATGGCTAAACCCATCACCAGAAGCTGCATTTATAACAACCTCATTCTTGAATAGTTTTCCAGTAGAACCACGTAAACTGGTGATTCTGTCATTTGCGACGTCCTCAAGTTTTCTAAATGTCGTAGCGGACTGCTCACTGGAGCCAGACGCAATATAGCAATTCCACGGGTCGCTCGACAGCATCTGTTTTGCCATAATAAACCAAACAACCCATATGGATTTTCCCCACGCTCTAGATGCACATACGACAATATTTTTAACAGGCCACGCAGACTGCATAACATATGCCTGTGAATCCAGTAACTGTATTCTGAAGAAATCCTCGAAGAACTTCACGGGATTCTGTTGATAATAATCCCTCTCTTCGTTCAAACGAATAAGTCCTTCGAGCTTCTTATTGCTAATCGGATAATTTTTATAATGAGTAAAAATTTCATTATGACCGTTTTCTATGCCAAGTATTTCCTTGACAAAATCTGAGCCATAAATACATTTCTCTGCAAGATCCTTATCAAAACAAACATTATAACTATTCATCCTTCGCCACCTCTTCAACCTGTGGCGTAAGATATGCCCCTACAAATTCATCGAGATTTATTATGTTGCCCTTTGAAATACCGTTCTCGTCAAGCGTGTCTCTTAAATCCAGATTCTCCTTTAAAAGAATACGGACAGCTTCTTTATAAGCTTTGGTCTGAAGATTCATTTCTCCAATCTTACGCCTCTGGGTCGCAACTATGTCTGACATCTCATCTTCCGTAAAATGAAGACCACGTATGATTGCCTCCATGCTTGCGTTGGCAACCTGCTGCATCCCCTTACAAGTCTCAATGTCAAACCCATTAAGATCTGCATCACGAAGATTTAATTCTTTCAACTTTCGCAGTCTTCCACTAAATGTGTCTTCACCCTTTGTTCTAGATTTACTATTCTTCAAACTCAAACAGTTTTCAGCCGCCAAGTTTGTGATCATACTCGTGAGTTTCTGCTTGCTATCTTGTAGCGACTTAATAGTAGAAGAGTTGTCAGACACAGCCTGTATATCACCCATTAGTCTGGCAATCGCATCATCAATTTTCGACATCTGCAAGAAACCGCGAACAATCTGGATTGCAGCCGAAACTCGCATCATATCCTCATTAGCATCCTCGGAAGCATCAAGCATCCCAAGTAACTGCGAATATAGAAATGGCTGATCTCGGACTGGTTCCTGTTCAAATGGGTCGTAGTCAAGTAGTCTTATGACATCGTCCTTGTTCTTCAAAAATGCATCATACGTATCCTGACCACTATGTTCCTCAATAATTTCCTGCTCAGTCATCTCGTCATCATACGTAACCCGCATCTTGAACATGTCGGAGTTTTCCCATGTCATTCCGTTATACTGTCGCATTTGTATATTCTTAACATAAGCTGTCCATACGTTATTCTTTGTTCTAGCAAGATTCTTATTATTTGACTCATCAATACTCGAATTCCATACAGACTCCAAGAACGGTTTGTCCATATATCTCAGTGCAAGCTTCACCGACTCTTTCGTAGGTTCATGCTCGTTCTTATATATATCTTTACGCATTGCTATAGCCCTAAGACATTCAATACAAACTGGACAACGTCCACTCTTGATCATCGGATTCGTATTAGAATAAAAGTGTGCTTTGCTCTTACGCTCGTCGCACATGTAACATGATATCTTGTCTTTTTCTTTATCAAGCTGATCCTTCAGTTTCTTAACTTCTAACCGGAGCTCTGTCACCGTTGCCTTTTCTGTAGACGCAGGCTTTCTGACTAAACTCTTTTTAGATGTAGCTGTAGCCAATCAGCTCACCTCCAATTCAACCGGATAGAACGCCTCAATGCCCTTGTTGGAACATACACATACCATCTGGCTTGCCTTCCCCCTAATGCGTTGCTCTATACAGAACTGATCCCCAGATCCGCACAAACTCCCCGTCATTACCATCTTCACACCGTTAACCTCATCAACCGCGCAACGATGTTCATGACCTCTTAATATGCAGTACGGGAATACCTTTACCATAGACATCAGAGACTGCATTCCATCCTTAGTAAACCTGTCATAGTCGCCATGCACGCTGAGGTAATACTTGTCCTCGATGTGTATGAGAGCTATGCCGCTATCTATGTTTGCTTCCTTGTTGTAGTAAAAGTTTTCAATATGATCGAGTGCCAGATTTACACAGTAAGGAATAAGGGCGTCAAGCCGATCCTCATGTATCGCATCCTTCCAACTATCAATACGGCTATGATTTCCATCTACGCTAACGAGCTGCACAAGGTTAAACGAATCTGTTAATTCATAACAAAACGACGTAACCAACTCGGCCGCCCGCTTAATCTGATCGATCACATTCTCACGATTAGTAACCTGGATGGTCCGATGTATTTTGCCTGAGACAAGATCACCGCCGAGGCTAACCACACACTGGTCAGCGCCATGTCGCTTTGCAATCTCTTTGACTTCTTTCAGCAGCACGCCGAGGCGATCCTCTGCAATATTTGAGTTGTACTTACCCCAATAATTGTCGAATGTTGCACCAATGTGGAAGTCACTCAACATAACTAGAATGGTTTTACCAGACCCAGTAGCCGCCGGAATCTTCCGCTCTGGAAAATAGATGCGCCCAAAGTCCAACAACGCGTCCTCAATGTTGTCAAGCTTTGCCTCAGCCCTAGCCTGTAAACGATTCTGCGCAGACCACGCATTACGCTCATCTCTAAACTTAACCTTCTCAATCTGAAGCCGCCGCTCCTCCTCGCGGATCTTCTCAAGCTCAGTCTCTGAGTTGGAAAATATATCGCGATTCGCGTTGAACATTTGCGTGAACGACGCATATTTCTTACGGAATGTGCTCTCGCCGTAATCAGTACCAAGAAGCGGATTTAAAATATCCGATACATCTTGCCATGTACCGATCCGTTCTTTGTCACGACAAACTCTGAATATAAGGGCGTCATCTGATTCGCCATCAAGTCTTTGATACTTTGCCATTCGAATTCTCCTTTATATCCGAGCCCCACATTGCACCCATCACTGCATCAACAAACGGTTTGGTTTTCTCAGTCGAACGAACCCATTCATTCAGTTCATAGTCTTTCCTCAGATTCGGTTGTAACGAATTTAAAAATTTCCTTTTCATCCTTTTCTCCTATACATAAAAAAAATAGACAGCCCCACCGTGGTAACTGTCTGGTTTACAAATCGAAGGGGATAACCCCTAATGAACCCATGCGGAGTCGAACCACATGAGTTCAGCACAATTATCTTGTGCCCATACGAATATGATTGATTTCTTCCATAATTTGCTGTCTCTCGTACTCAGTCTTGGCATTATCCATCTGTTGCTCAAGAGCCGCGATCATACGATCCTCGATCGAATGACCAGACATTCCACGGGAGATATACCTACCAGTTACAGGAGATGTTCTGCCACGCATCTCAGAATACCCAACCCATGGTTCACGTTCATATCCATAAGATGCAGACTCTTCCATACTACAAGTCTTCTCAACCTTCTCCATAAAGCATGCAGCCTTGTATAATGACTCCATCTCAGTAGAGGTTAAGTCAGCCTTGTCAATGATTTTCTTAACCTCTTTATTGACGAGCTTTACCAGCGGGAGCAACCGGCATATACATTGCACCATTTTCAGTTAAACTCATAATTTAATCCCCTTTCCTTTCGTAAAAAAATAATTAATTAAGTTCATATGGATCGCCTGTGATTTCTTCATACTCATCAGCTGTGAGTGCGCCAAGAGCAACAAGGCGTTTCAGCTGTGCCTTTGTGCAACCTCCACGGTTATACCGTTCCCTATATTTATCAAATAATTTGCTGTGTTCATTCATAGTGTTGCCTCCTGCAATTCTATAATTGCTATTTCTGCGTCAGTGAGAGCCTGCTCTTGCTCAATATTCTCGATTTCAAGATCAGTAATCATTTGTTCATAAGTTCCAATTCCAGGAGTAAACTTATCAATGTACTGATTATGCTCATGTATAGAATACCAATCATAACAATTACCTTCGGCATCTTCATCGGATCTATATTTTTCATCAATAAAGAATGTATCCGTAATATAATTATCAGGATATTTCCGATCTATACTGACACGCCCGCTTAAATCCGTATGCTCATCGCCGACGGTTTTTAGATTTTCTATCAGACGCCCATCGCGGCGTACTGTTCCAAATACATATTCCATTTTTCTATCTCCCTTTTATAATACTCTCGTATTATACATTTAAGATGCTTCTGCGTTTTATTTCTTACAAACTTATAATAAAGTGATAAACTATTACAATGTCTTAACATTCCAAGTCTGGATAAAAGACTTTGTGCGAGTTTTACCGGAACTTTCTTATTATGATCACGTAAACGATAAAATTTACGAAGCTGCTTCTTGAGATAAAACAAATTTTTCTTTCGCATCAATGTATAACCACGCCCAAAACGATACCCCATAGCGTTTGGTAACCTCGCAGATGTTCTAAACACTTGCCAATTATCCTTTAATTTTAACCCGTGCTGCAAAAGCCAATCATTAACGATTTTAACCAACCTATGAGCTACACGTTTATTGCCTGTTAGGATTGTAAAATTATCCATATACCTTACATAATGAGACACTTGATTATTTCTAATAAGATGATCAAGCGGTTGTAGAAATGTATTGACAAACCATTGAGAGCAATACGATCCAATCTGTATCCCATCTTGAATAACACGCCATACAAGATCTAGCATTTTATAATCTTTTACAAGATCGCGTAACCTGTTCATAACCATATCAGGTTTTAATGAATCATAAAAATGATAGATATCCATCTCAACACAATATTTTGTTCCACCGCCTCGTTTCATCCATTTTTTCATTGCTTGAACACCATAGTATGTGCCACGACCTTTGATAGACCCGCAGCACCATCTATCCATACCGCGCATCATAACAGGCTCAAGGACACTAATAATTACATGATGAACGCATTGATCTGGCCAAAGAGCTGGTTCAGAAATTTCACGCCACTTTCCAGCGCTTCGATCATATCGTTGTTTCTTTTTAACTGGAGATGGTTTAAATCCATCTATTAACATCTGTTGTAATTCTTTGATGCGCTCTTGTTTAGTAGACATGATCCAAAGAGTTTTTCTATTCGGTTTATCCGGATAATGATGCCACCGATGCGTTCTACAGACTTCATTAATTGCAGACTCAATAACATCTTCTGAGATAACTTTTGAAAATAAATTATTCACTCGTTTCATACTGGTGTTTCTCCTCGTTGTCTCGCGGCCTTTCCTACGCTCAGAAGAGAGTACTAAGCCGCGCCATAGCGACATATCTCCACCAAGAGGTGTGCGGAATCCGTACCTATATGTCAAAACGTTTATATGTAAACGCGACAACCTAATAGTATTTGTCAAATAAGCGAGGATACGAGAGCCGATGTTCGCGTTCGCGTTCGAAGCAGCGTTGTTGCCGTTCAAATAGAACGCCCCGTGGTTCTGGTTCTGGTTGTAGTTACCGCCCACGTACAGCACAACCCCAGACGAGTTGTAGTTGCAGTAGTCGCCCAAGAGCCAAAAACACCCGGCTACTGGTACGGAGACCCCGAAAATGCAGATATGCATTTATAGTTACAAAAACGGGGCAGCCTATGCCCCGCAATACTGATATCTCTTTATTTCTTTTGCGAGGGGGATGTTCGCGCTCTGGCGCTCTCCCCCCTCGCGCACCTCCATCATGGTAATTTCTGGAGACGAGAGCCGATGCTCGCGACCGCGTCCGAAGCAGCGTTGCTGCCGACCAAATAGAACGCCCCGTGACCCTGGTACTGGTAGTAGTAACCGCCCACGTACAGCACAACCCCAGACGAGAGGTAGGTGCAGTAGTCGCATACGTAAGTGCTTCCACTTCCGCTCACAGCCGTTGGGTACAGTGCGTATTCAAATCCGTCTGCTGTCGGATTCGACCACGCGGAAATATAGTTAGTGCTTGTCGGCCTTGTGCTTATCAGCGTGCCTCCAGAGTTGTCGCTGAACCTCTCGGGATTCTTTATACCGTACACATTGGCACCGCTAAAATAGATCCCGTCGCACCAGTCATACACGTTATCCCACAGCCCCTCGATCCATCTGTAACGGATGTGGCCATAGGTTGTGCGACTCGACGCATTGGTTCCGGTGTGGTAAACCATCGCGTCACACAGACCATTGTTCTCCGTTCCGGAGTTATTGCCGCAGCCGTAACCGATTACCTTCTGGCTGTTCCAGTCCGCATACTCCACGAGGTACAGCATCATGATCGTCCAGTACATCGCAAAGTCGTACTGATAGATGCCAACCCCTAGGTTCTTTATTCCCGTCCGGAAATCCGAGCGGGTTTTGTTACCGAGCGGCTTAACGCCCGTTGTGGACTTGTAAGTGCTCGCGCAATGATACGCGCCGACATAGACCACATCTCTTTCGCCCTTGCCGTCGCCTCTGTCTGCGTGGGCTGGAGATACAAAGAAACCATCTTGTGGCCCATTAGATATCTGCAATTTCATAGACGATCCGCTTCGTGTCCATTTATACCAGTATTTAGGGATCTCAACAAGCGTGCCTCCAACTGAATCTTCAACACGCCTCATGCCGCTCCACGGCATATAATCATCAAATGGCGAAGACCCGTTGCCGTTGTTAACGGCTGGAGATGGATTAGTAAAATTGGCAGCTGCGTCAGTACGGCTCCAGACGGTTGTAGAAGTGCCAGGCCACTCTGCTCCAAAAATCTGAGCAAACAAAGCTGTTACTTCAACAACCTTTGTGACGGCGTTATAATTTGTTGTTACCACTCTTGAAATTGTAATATTGGCCGTGCCAGTTTCTTCATTTGGACTAGTGATCGTTAATGTGTTATTACTTTTTGTCACCGTTGCTATTGAAGTGTTTGAGGACGAAGCACTCCAGTCTCCGCCAACGCCTCCTACTGTTATACTTACAGATAAGGTGCTCGTATCTAATGTAACTGTATCGCTAGATACGGTAATTGTCGCATTTGCCTTATCAATAGTATAAACATATGTTTTATCTTCAGTTGTTCCATCAGACCATATAGCGCCACTTTTGCTGAGGTGAAGTATTAATGTATAAGACCCTGCATTTGTTTCTTTTAAATGTGTTGTTGTTATATTTGATGTGTCGAGATTTGATACAGACGGGCCTTGCGGCGTTCCGTTATATGTATATGTCCCAACAGATACAGTGGGAATCTGCACAATGACCTGCGCCTTTCCGGCATAAAGCATATTGCCATAAATTGTTGACATTGTTATCACCTCATTAATTAACTTCATAAACTGTATATTGAACAGTTATATTTGCACTTAATTTATTTTCTATTGCATGAGCAGTTAATGTGCCATTCGTATTATCTACAAATAAAGCCATTGTTCCATCACTAGCCATTTGTGTGATTACTGCCGTAGATGGTTGTAAATCAACTTTTGTCTTGGACGTTACTGTATAGCCTGTAATACTTACACCTTGCGTAAACTCTCCAGAGCCAGATACCCATCCAGACGCTGAGAGCGTAATAGTACCGATCTTATCTATAACAGCAACAGTATCCCCAGCCTTTGTTATAGACCCAGTAACTGCAAGATTGCCGCTAATCGTTCCGCCAGAAGTAGAAACTGCTCCAACTTCAGAAGCGGTATAGCTCGGCTTTGTAGACGCCTTAGCCCAAGATGACACGTCGGACGCCGGTCTGCTGTTTGTAAGTCTAGAATCGTTACCCATAACAACCTGTGTCGTGGATGCGTTGCCAGAAGATGGCACGTCTTTTGCAGCCGCCGTTCCAAGCGTGGGTTTATTCATAATCTGTGCATCGCCACTTGTTGCATTCCAGTCAGCATTTACATTGACTTCGGCACCAGCAGCGATACCGTTAAGCTTTGTTTTATCACTTGCGGTCATTAATCCATGTGCACTTGTTGTTGCATCCGAATATGTTGTATCCTGAGTTGGCGGCGTATATCCAAGCGCAGTAGTAACATCAGACTTATTTAATGCTGCAAAAATATTTGACAGCTTTCTTCTATGATAAGTCTTCGTTGTTGTCCCTCCACCCGCATATTGCGCCACAATAAAATCATCCCTTTGGGCGGGTGATGAGCCTTCACCAAGCGCATTGATTACATCACTCCCATTAACTCCAACTGTGATTGTTCCAGATGTAGTAACGGGACTTCCACTAACCGTAATTCCGCCACTGCCGCTAATACCAACGCTAGTAACAGTACCAGTATTAGAAGTTTTAGAGTTCCATGTATATTTTTCTCCAGTTGTTACCAAGGATACATCCGTGCCGCCGCTTTGTGCAGATTTACTAGAATATGTCGTGTCGCTACCAGGGATTCCAAGAGCTGTTATGTCACTTTTAGCTACAGACGTAGCCGCTGTTACATGACCCTGAGCGTTAGTAGTAATCTTATAAAGCCCACTGCTAAAAGCTGAACCTTTCGCCGAAGCATGATCATATGCAGTCTTGCCACGATCTCCCCTGTATGCGGTAGATGATGTCTCACCGAGCGCAAGGGACGATCCAATCGGAGCATATGCTGAACCAGACCATCTATATGTTATGTCTGTGGATGCATCAATATAAATCTTTCCACTCTCACCAGTTGTCGGGAACGCGGACTTAGACGTATATTCAATAACATCATCCACAAAACTTGGAAGCTGAGACGAAGGAACTTTTCCGTTCGCATCAAGTTCTGCAACACCACTTGCCGTGCCTTTTGCAGACGTGGCAATAGCGCCTACTTCAGCAGCTGTATAGGACGGCTTAGTAGAAGCCTTCGCCCAAGATGACACATCGGAAGCAGGTCTGCTGTTCGTAAGACGTGTATCGTTACCCATAACAACCTGAGTAGAAGAGGCGTTACCGCTAGACGGCACATCCTTAGCAGAAGCTGTACCAAGCGTTGGTTTATTAAGGATTTTTGCATCACCGCTCGTTGCATTCCAGTCAGCATTCACGTTGACCTCGGCCCCTTCGGCGACACCTGAAAGCTTGTTTTTTTCGGCGGTGGTATAATCGTTCGACGACAATCCCTTACCGGTTTCTTTATCTACCTTACCCGCAAGACCGGTTCTTGCAGTGGCGTCCTTAAGATTATACGAATCGCCGCTTGGTAAATTAAATTTTGAAATATCCATATTACCACCTATAAAGATGTGGGACTGTCCCCACATGTAAGAACAGATTTATAGTTACTGTTTTCGACCATTCAGCATCTGATAGAACTGTTGTGCCATAGGCATAATTTGATTCAGCTGTTCCTGAGTCATCTTGCCAGAGTCTAACATCTGTTGAACCATCTTCTTGAAACGTACTTGTGAACTACCCATCACCTGCTCACGCTGAGGTGGTGGGCTTCGGTCCGCAGACCTCTTTCTACAAGATAATTACTACGCATACTTATCAATTTTAAGTTTTTAAAACCTACAGATGCGTTGATGTGCGTTCCATCTAAAAGTCTTAAATCCATACGACCTGTTGAACGCCTGCCAAAGATAAAGCATTCTCGGCCTTTCCACAGGACTTTATCGAACAGCCTGAAACCTTTGACTTCGTATGGTGCCTGGTTACGCTTACGATAGCCTCCTTTAAGAACGGTACTCTTATGTATCTGTCTATTATGGCAACGGACTTTTTTGTAGTAGAAAACCTCTCCGGTGCCAACAGCTTTGGGGTTGCCGCTAATACATCTTGCGTCTATATAATGTCCTT